ACGAATGTAGCTGTACCGCTTACAGCAGATTGGTCATAAGTTTCTGTAGCTGTACCAGCTAAAGAACTTAGAGAAGCTAAAACTTCTTGGTCGATTTCAGCTGTGATTTCTTGTGCTAGAGCAGCCATGATTTCAGCTTCAATGTCAATACCTTGTTGTGCTTGTGCATCTTGAGCAGCCTCAAATGTCCATCTTGCGCTTAACTTACGAGTTTTTGCCTCGACAGTTTGCTTTAAGATTTGGATGCTCATCTTATTACCAGCTTGACCTTCTAGGCTAGCTGTTGAAGCAGCCTTACCTGTAGAAGTGTTGCCGGAATAAGCTTCAGCGATCTTAAATGGGCTAAATGCTTCTTCACCAGCTACTACGCCTGCTGAGCTATCTGTGGTAGCATAGCGAACACGTAGAGTATGGATCTGGCCAACTGGACCAGTCATTGGTTGTACGCCAACTAATTCGTTAGCGATAACTGTAGGCATAACACGACGGATTACTGGAAGAATCACGCGGTTAAGTGTAGCAACGTTACCAGCAGAAGTAGCACCGGCTGTGGCACTTTCTGCAAGATACTTGCGAGTGTTTTCTAATGTGACAGCCATTGTGGAACGCTTAACGCCTTGTAGGCCTTCTAATAGGGCTTCCTTGGTCTCGTTCCAACGGCTTGTTAGTAGTTCAGACATTTAAATGTTCTCCTTAAATTTTTAAACCAGCGAGTTTTCTAATATCGACGATATTATTGTCTAACTCGCTACTACTTGCGCTGTTAGGAATTTTATTTCCTGTTACTTCTTTTGCCTCTACTAGTGCCTTACGTTTTTGTGGAGCTTCGCCAGCGATAACTGCTGGTAGGTACTTGTCAAAGCTGCCACGTAGCTTAGGTGTTTGCACACTTTCTAGTAGCTCAGTCATAATAGCCTTTTGCTCGCGAGCAAGAGGGGCTAATAGTTCTGTCATAATAGCTTGACGTTCTTTGCTCTCCACTAGAGCCTTGATTTCTTGTTCTTTGCTTTCTGCGAGATGACGTGCTTGTTCAGCTTCGGCTTTTGCCTCAGCGACCATCAACTCTTTCATGTCTATGACTTTGAGCAATTTACTTGTTTCTGATTTTTCGTTCAGATAACTTGTTTGGTATTCGCTAGCAAATGCTTCAAACAGTTTGCGACCGAAGTCGTTTCTGCGAGCAGCATCGATATCCTCTTTTAGTTGTGTCATCTCTTTTGTTAGAGTCTGTTCAACTGTAGATTCAACCAATTTGGCTGCACGTTGGATAAACTGTTCTTTAACTTTGGCAAATGCTTCTTTGCCTTCACGAACCAAACGCACTTTGGTTTCTGCAAGATCTTTCTTGTCTGTATAGAATTCAGCAATTTCTTGTGCTAGAGCTTCAACAACAAACTGTTCAAGTTTAATAAACTTGTCAGCCATTTGCATTTGATCTTCGTGCAATTCTTTGACTTCGCTAGCTAGTTGACGAACAACGAATTCCTTCATCTTTTCGGCATCTTTCTTAGCTTTGACCATTACCTTAGCTTTCGCTTCGGCTAATTGCTTACGATCTTCTACAAATTGAGAAATTTCCTCACGTAGTTGGTCGCCCAACATACGATCAACTGCTTCGACCATGAGTTGTTTATCATGTTCGTAGCGTTGTGCAAATTCCTCACGTAGCTGTTGAGTTACTTGCTCACGATTCTCGCTGATGCGAGATTCCCAAGCTGACTCAATTTCTGCTCTGACATCCTCAGAAATCACATTGTTTTCAAACAGAGATTTTAGTGCTTCCAACATGTGATTCTCCTCGTTATTGGAGTCCACCTATTATTCTTAATAGGCTTTCTTTGAGATATTGTTGCGCCTTAGGATCACCTTGCACTTCCTTCGCTATGCGGAGGCTATTATAACCACCTCGTGTGTTCATGAGATGTTCATAAATTGGTGTAGGGTATGCTCCTGGAGCACTCGGTTGAGCTACCACATCAACTGTGATAATCTCAAAATCTGAAACTTCACCGGAGCCGTCTTCTTTGACGTTTCCGGATCCGCGACTAGATACACCTAACTTAACGCCGCTTTCTAACATAGCTTTCACTAGTTGACCCATTGGCGTAGGTAGGATTTTTAGTTTTCCAAAACCGTTAGGGCCATCCATCCACATTTCTGTGATCATATGGCTCACACGGTCTAGGTTGATTCTTAGGTCATCTGGATGATCTACTTCGCCTAAAACTGAGTATCCACCTGCAATCTGATCGTTAAGAGTCTTGACAGCCCTACCAATTTCATTGACAGGATAAACTCGCTGATTTTGATTCCTAAC